GTGTACCGAACGAGGGTTAAATTTTGCTGATATAAAGGCGTTAAAGCTCGGCCAGGCCGTAGACTATTGCATAGCATATAACGACCGTCAAAAGGCCGCAGAGAGGCGCGCAGAGCACGAAGATAAACACGGAACGAAACGGCGCGCAACCCAGAGCGAAATTAACGCATTTTTTGGATAGGTGATTTAATGGCCGGAAACATTAAGGGTATAACAATAGAATTTCGCGGCGAAACTACAAAGCTCGATAAAGCGCTTAGTAAGATTAAAAGCGAAAGTAAGCAAATTGACAAAGAGTTAAAAGACGTCAACAGGGCGTTACGGTTTAACCCGCGAAACGCGGAATTGTTGCAACAAAAATTTGGCCTGTTAAAACAGAAAGTAGACCAGACCGAAAAAGAGTTAAGGCAATTCAAAAACGCAGAACGCCAGTTAAAAGCCCAGGGCGTAAGCAAAACGTCGGCGGAGTTTCAACGCGTACGGCGCGAGATCATACAAGCCGAGAGCAAGTTAAAGCACTTCAACGGACAGCTTCGCGCCACGAAATACGCCAACATTACTAACATGGGCAACGCGTTTAGATCGGCCGGCGCTGGTTTACGGTCCGCCGGAGTAAATGCGTCCATTGGCGCGGCGGCTATGATTGTAGCCGGTAAAAAGCTGCTTGGCTTAACAGAGACGCAAGAACAGGCCGAAAATAAGCTCATTGAGATTTATAAAACCCGTATGGGCGTAAATAAAAAGGCCGCCAAGTCTACTATGCAAGTAGCGACGGCACTACAAAAAGAGGGCGTTATCGGCGACGAAGTAACGTTATCCGGAGCGCAGCAGCTCGCAACGTTCGCCAAAATGCCGGCAACGGTCAATAAATTGCTGCCGGCAATGGATAACTTGCTCGTTCAACAAAAGGGTTACAATGCAACGGCGGACGACGCTAAAAACATTGCTAACCTTTTTGGCAAAGCGATGCAAGGCCAGACCGGAGCGCTTAAACGTGTAGGGATCTCGTTTACGGACGCCCAGGCCGAAATATTAAAGACCGGCACCGAAGAAGAACGCGCCGCCGTACTTGCGGAGGTCGTAACTCAAAACGTCGGCAACATGAATAAAGCATTTGCCAAAACGGACGCCGGAAAACTCCAGCAAGTAAAAAACTCGTTGGGCGATTTCGGCGAACGTCTCGGCGCGGCATTGTTGCCGGTCCTCGGCCAGCTTGCGGACTTTCTAAATAATAACGTGCTGCCGGCGATCGAAACCATAGTAGCATTTATAGAGGGTCACCCTATAGTAGCGAAAATAGCCGTAGCGGTTACGGCGTTGCTCGCGATCGGCGGGCCGCTGCTTATCTTTATAGGCTCGTTAATTAGCGCTATCGGTTCTATTATGACGATATTACCGGCGATAGGAGCGGCGTTTAGTGCGCTGGCCGGTCCGGTCGGTATCGTCCTGGCGATAATTGCGGCGCTCGTAGCTATTGGCGTTGTGCTTTATAAGAATTGGGACAAAATAAAGGCAAAGGCGGCGGAGATAAAGGCGGCCGTCGGGTCGGCGTTCGCGCAATTAAAAAATAAATTGTCCGGGATCTTTAACTCGATCAGGGCGACGGCAGCCTCCGTATGGGCGTCGATCAAAGAAAAAATAACCTCGCCTATTAGGACGGCCGTTAATTTTGTCAAAACGGCGATCCAGAAATTAAAGAAGATCTTATCCGGAAAATTGAGCTTTCCGAAGATCAAGCTGCCGCATTTCAAGTTATCCGGAAAATTTAGCCTGAAAAATATGACGGTTCCGCACTTATCCGTAAAGTGGTATAAAAAAGGCGCTATATTTGATAGTCCGACCGTTTCGGCTATCGGTTACGGTGAGGCCGGACCGGAGGGCATTATACCATTATCGGGTCGGGCAATGCAGCCGTTCGCGTCCGCTATCGCCGAGAATTTCGACGGCGGCGGCGTAGATTACGAGAGACTTGCAGCGGCGGTCGTCGGAGCTTTACAGGCGGTCAATACTGAAGTTGTTATTAACCTGGACGGCCAAAAGATCGCCCAAGTACAAGCACCATATACAAACGCAGCCGTTAACCAATTACAGGCGAGACAAGCCCGAAAACTTGGGCTCGTAGGAGTATAAAAACATGAATAGAGACGAACTAACACAAAGCGCGTTTACTTGTAACGGTACGTATTTCGAAGATGTCGTCCCGGGGTATCATACCATTAACACGCGCGGGCGCTACCTACTCGAAAAGGGCATAGAGCTAACAGATAAAGAACGGGCCGACGGTTCGCTCTTTTCTTTTAGCCGTTATCCGGCGCGCGAAATTGAAGTAGATTACTTTATAGACGCGGATAACTGGCTCGAGTTTCAAGAACGTTATTTAATTTTGTGCCAGTATTTGAATGTCGACAATGCACAAATTATTTTTAACGGCGAACCGGACAAGTACGTAATAGGATCAATTACCGCACCGGCAGAGGTCGAGGAGGCGCAATTCTCACGGTCCGGAACATATAAAATACTATGCGCGGATCCGTTCAAATATTCCGTTACGGAGTACACCGAAACGGCCGCCGGCGGTACGTTTAACGTTAACTACGACGGTACGTATAAATCGTATCCCAAGTTAATAGCCGAGTTTCCGGCAACGTACGACGCAAACGGCGACCAGACCGATACAAGCGAGTGCGGTTATATCGGTTACGCCAAAACAAACGGGGCCGTTTTACAGTTTGGCGATCCGGAGCAGACGGATTGGGCCGAGATTACACCGGCCGAGGAACCGTTAAATAAACAGTTTAAGACGTTAAGCGGGTGGAACCTTAACGACGCTGCAATGCTAAGTACAAATTACGTTGAGGCGGGCAACCTCGGGCTATCCAGTTTAGGATCTGTTTATTGGACTTATCCGACGGCGTACGGGTCGAATACAAAATATCACGGGCCGTCAATTAGGCATAATTTAACAGACACTACAATAGATACAGACTTCGAGTTTGAATTTGGGCATGAATTTGCGGCGACAAAGGCGCAATTTGGTTGTTTCCAAGCGCTTTTATATGACTCGAGCAATACACTAATTGCCGGCGCTAATATCCTAAAGACGACTAAAGACACCAAAGCGACCGTATACGTTTACGGAGGGTCTACAACGGCAAAGGGTAGCAAGCCGGTTAAATGCGCTAATATTGGCAGCTCATTAATTAAAAAAGAGGGTAAAAAGTTAACGTTCTACATAGGCGGCAAAACGCAAACGGTTACCATGGACGATACGACGGCGGCTAAAATTGTTCGCAAGGTCGTTTTTTATTTTGGAAAGAAAGGAACAAATACGCCGATAGGATCCAAAAAACTATTTTGGTGTACGCTGCTACGCAAGCCGTACGTCGACGTCCAAAACACATTTCAGCCGGGCGACGTTCTAACGGTCGACACGGCCAGCGCAGACGTTTACCTCGATAAAGGCTCGGCGACAATTCCAGCGCCGAACCTGGGAGCCCTAGGGAACGACTGGGAAGAGTTTTACCTTGCGCCGGGGCTTAACGTAATAGCGGCGGATTATTCCGACTTTACGACGACGCCGCCGAAATTCACGATTAAATATCGTAAGAGGTACATTTAATTATGGTCGTATATTTTGCAGATAGAGAATTAAACGTACTTGGTACGGCGTCGACGGAATTACCGCAAGGCATAATTATAATTGACGACGAAAAAAAAGAGGATATAGAAAGCGGCGTCCGGACCTTTAGCGTTACGTTTACCTATGACGATAACTCGCGAGAGCTTGTCGAGTCGGTCGTAGCGGTCGGCAATTTTCTTTTGAGATCCGCAGACGACGAGAACGAGTTTTATACCATTATCGAAACGACGCATAACACCAGCGACCAGACTATACAAGCCTATGCAGAGGACGCCGGGCTCGATCTAATTAACACCATAGCCGGAACGTTTACCAATGATACGGAGTATAACGCCGCGTATTATATCAATAAATGGCTACCTGAAGAGTGGGAGATCGGCGTTAACGAGCTGGAGGGTACGCAAGCACTCGAATTTACGAACGAGTCGACCGTAACAGAACGGTTACTTTCTATTGCGTCCTCGTTCGACGGTGAGCTTGATTTCTCGTACGAGATAGAGCGCTTAACCGTTACGAAACGGTACGTTAATTTTTACGAGCATCGAGGCAGCCGAACGCC